TTGAGCAGGGTATTCAAATGTATGATCTAGCAGCGAAAGACCGCCAACAAACAAAGGATTTGATTAAGGCAAATGAGCAGTTGGAATTTATGTTGCACCAGAAAAAGAGTTTTGGCTAAGTGGGTAAAGTTTTTATCTTTGTGGTAATTGTACTGGAACTACAATTTTAGACGACATTATTAAAGGAGTAAAACCCTTAACTTAAAAGAGTCCTTCGCAGTTCCAGTGCTTAGGGCTTTTTTTTGGCTCAAAAATAAAATACTAACACTTTAAACAAAATACATTATGCAAATAAACTTCTTTTCAAACATTTACCAAAAACAACCAGAAAGCACGACCTCTATTTTAGAGTTTCTAAACAAAGTAAAATCCGGTACCTGGAAGAAATTAATAGAACCAATAAATGCCGAGGCCGATAAAACAAAGCGAGGTAAGTTAAGACACGACACTGGACCATACGTTTTAATTAGTGGTACTTTTGAAAAAAGAACCTCCTCAGCACTAATAAAGCACTCCGGTTTTATTTGTTTAGATATTGACGAGATCACAGACTTAGCCCAGGACTGGGATAAGGTAATTAACGACCCTTACACTTTTGGGGCTTTTCGGTCTGCTTCGGGTAGAGGTATAGCGGTATTAGTTAAGATTAACCCTAATAAACACCTAGAGAGCTTTAAAAGTTTAGAGAGCTATTACCTAGAAACTTATAATATTACATTAGACGAGAAATGTAAAGATGTAGCCCGCGCCCGTTTCGTGTCCTACGACCCTAGTACGTTTATTAACCAAAATTCCGAGGTTTTTAAAAAGCTAATTAAAGTAAAAAAAGTAAAAGCCAAGCCGGTAAAATATAACTTTAACAATGTAATTACAGGGGCTAACGATATTGAGCATATAATAACGCAAGCAAAGGAGAGGAGGGTAGACCTCAGCAATGGAGATTACGATAAGTGGAGAAATATAGGTTTTTCACTAGCTGCGGAATTTGGAGAAAATGGCCGAGATTACTTTCACGCTATTAGCTCACTAGGGGAGGGTTACGACCCGAGTAAATCGGACGTGCAATACACTAAAGGGTTAAAGTCGGACGGGTCCGGCATTAATATAGGGACGCTGTTTCAATACGCTAAAGACTATAATCTAACCCTTACGACCCCAAAAACACAAACTATACTCACTTATGCTATTCAACAAAAACAAGTTAATAACATAAGTGAGGAGGAGGTAAAAAGCGGGGTAGATAAATTATTTGGATTTAACGACGCGGACAGCGACGAAATAATTAAAAAGGTGTTCGAGTCCAACACAGACTTAAAACTAGCTAAGGACCTCCCTTTAATAGGTCAGATCAAAATATTTCTGCAAGGAGGTTATAATATTAAAAAGAATGAGGTCACAAGTAGGTTAGAAAATAATGGGGTGGTTATGAATGACACCGAAATAAATTCAATTTATATTAAAGCCTGTGAAATTGTAAGCGATAAAATACAAAAAGACCTTATTAGAAATATAATTGACTCAGATTTTACAGAAACTTACAACCCTTTAAAAGACTACATAGAGAAAAATAGACATAAAAAACCTACAGGGTTAATAGAGCAGTTAGCTAACTCAATCGAAAGCAATACAGGGAGGGAGGACCCGAAAAACGTTAACCCTAACTATAAAAGTTACTTTCTTAAAAAGTGGCTAGTAGGTGTTATTTCCGGTATTTATGGTGAACATAGTCCTTTATTGTTAGTGTTGGCCGGAGGTCAAAACACAGGTAAAACCGAGTTTTTTAGGCGATTACTTCCTAAGTCCCTTAAAAAGTATTATGGTGAGAGTAAACTAGACGCGGGTAAAGACGACGAGCTTTTAATGACCCAAAAGCTTATATTAATGGACGACGAGCTAGGGGGTAAATCTAAAAAAGATCACGCTAGGTTAAAAGAGTTAACCAGTAAAGAAACTTTCTCTATTCGTAAGCCTTACGCAAGGGATAACGAAGACTTTAAAAGGCTTTCGTCCCTTTGTGGTACAACTAACGAAATGGAGTTTATTAGTGATTCTACAGGTAATAGACGGTTAATACCTATAGACGTTATTAGTATAAATCATAAAATGTATAACGATATAGACAAAGACGACTTATTTATAGAAATATTTCATTTATACAATGGAGGGTTTAAGTGTGACTTAACACCCGAGGACGTAACTAGTTTAAATGATTGTAGCGGGCAATTTGAGCAGCAAAACGAGACCTCGGGCCTTATTGGGTTAATCTATAAAAAACCGGAATTTAAAAACGCTAACCAAAACGTAGAGGAGAAAACAGCGACCGAGATAGCTATAGATATTGAGAGAATAACACATAAAAATGCTTATAAAGTTCCCGTAGGTAAAGAATTAAACGCGTTAGGGTTTGAGTTTACAACTAGAAAGATAAATGGTAACAAAGTAAAACTTTATAAAGTGGTCCCAATTTCTACCGGAGATAGAGAGGCCCAAATTTATAAAAAAGACGAGGACGAGGAGCCTTTACCGTTCTAAAAAAGGGGGTATAGTAGGTAGGGTAGGGGTGTAGTAACTGAAAAGTTAATGCACCCCTTTTTTAATCAATGAGAATAGGGGTTTTAACTAAAGGGTATAGTAGGTATAGTAACTTTATTATTAAAGAGTAGTATTATATAAATACACACACACACACACACACACATATTTTTTTTTATCGTTTCTATAGGGTTATGAAAAGTTAATATTACACCCTACCCTACTCTACCCCCTTTTACGTTATAGTTAATGGTAGTAAGGGTTTGAAGGGGGGGTGTGTAGATTTTATACACTACCCCCTACCCTCTTTTTTAGTCCAAACTAGACCAAATAAAAAGTTTTTTTAGTCCAAACTAGACCAAAACCGCTATATTTACACATGGTAAAAAAGGAAAAAAAGGAAAAAAGCGAAGCAAAACACCAAGCCGAGGTTATAAAATGGTTTTGGAATGAGTTTAAAGAATTTAGAGGGCTTTTGTACCATAATTACAATAACCCAAGGAACGCAATAAACGGCGCTCAGTTGATCGCTTTAGGATTAATTAAAGGAAACCCTGACCTTACCCTAGCTTTACCCCGTGGAGACTTCGGAGCGCTTTATATTGAAATGAAGAAACCAGGAGAGAGGCCGAGAGAGTCCCAGGTTAAGCAAATGGATCGTTTAAAGGCTGCGGGTAATGCGGTGGAGTGGGCGGATAATTCGGAGGACGCTAAAGAGTTAATAATAAAATACTTATCTTTAATTAAAATCTAAGGTATGCCAATATTTGATTATTTCTGTAAATGTGGTACGATTAAAGGCGACGAGCTAGTTAAAAACAGCGACGAGGTGGTTATTTGTAACGACTGTAAAAAGAAAATGACTAGAGGGATAGGCGCACCCGCCCTTTTAGGATTTGATAGTAACGGGAGCAGTAAAAGCGGAAAGGATGGGAAAACTAACAGGTAAACAACAAAGATTTTGTAAAGAGTACGTTATAGATTTTAACGCAAGTAGGGCAGCTATAGCCGCCGGGTACTCAAAAAATACAGCGGGAGAGACAGGATACGAGAACCTCAATAAACCTCAAATTAAAGCCGAAATCAAACGGCTACAAGCAAAAACAAACGAAAACCTTAAAGTTACAGCCGAGAGGGTAGTAGCTGAACTAGCTAAAATGGGGCTTACTGATAAGGACCAGTTAGGGGACTTTCATTTAGACAGTGGCCATAAGTTAAAGGCTTTAGAAATGCTAGCGAGACATACGGGGACATTTAACGCGGACGACTCAGGTAAGGCTGTTATTAATGTTACTGTAGGTAAAAAGAAGTCTTAAACGTGGCAATAAACGTCAACTTCCCCGCCTGGGAGGAAATGGTAAACGAACCATTCCACGACCTACTAGAAAACCACGACCGTTATATTTTACTATGGGGCGGCCGGGGGTCCGGTAAAACAGACAGTACACAAAAGAAAATTATAATTAGACTACTTACAGCGCCTTATTTTAAGGGCGTTTTAGTGCGTAAGGTTTACGATACGATCAAGGAAAGCCAGTACGAGGGGATTAAAAACGAAATTTATAACATGGGCCTAGAGTCCTTATTTAAGTTTACGGTTTCCCCTTTATCAATTAAATGTATTAACGGTAATAGAATACTAGCCAGGGGGTTAGATAAAGCCGAGAAAATAAAAGGGATAGATAACCCCTCGTTTGTATGGTATGAGGAGGGCAACGATATGACCGAGGACGATTTTAACACGGTTACAACTACGATAAGGAGTAAAAAAGCGGACTATTTACAAGAGATATTTAGCTTTAATCCCGAGACTGAGGAGCCTAATTTTACGGATTTTTGGATTTATAAGAAGTTTTTTAGCCATACTAACGAAAAGACTTTTCGAAGCTCAACCGAGGTAGAGGTAGAGATAGGCGGGGAAATTCAATCTATTACTTATGCTTACACCTCAATACATTCCACGTATAAAGATAATCCACATTTACCCCCGGTAACAAAGGCAACATACGAGGACTTTAAGCGGACAAACCCCTACTATTACACGGTTTATACTTTAGGCTTATGGGGTAATAAAGAGGTCGGTAGCCGATTTTACAAGACTTTTACAATGGCTAGCGTAAAAAAGTTAAAGTATAACGACCGTTTGCCCCTTCACATTTCACTAGACGAGAACGTTAACCCATACCTAACGCTAACAATGCACCAAATACACCAGGACCACAACGGCGGATTCATAGCTAAGCAAATAGGCGAGATATGTTTACGAAGCCCTAACAACACGTTAAGAGCTACCTGTGAGGAGTTTAGTAGACAATACGCTAACCATACCGAGGGGTTATTTATCTATGGTGACAGGACTAGTAAAAAACAGGATACTAAGCTTGAGAAAGGAGAAAACTTCTTTACATTAGTTAGGAATTACTTAATAAAATTCAATCCCAGTGAGCGCTTACCTGGTAGAAATCCAGGAGTGAAGAGTAGAGGCGAGTTTATTAACCAAGTGATAGCGGGTAAAATCGAGGGGGCAGCTATTGAGATAGGCGACACTTGTACAAATTCTATAGCGGACTTTCTGTATTTAAAAGAGGCTGCGGACGGGTTAAAGTTCAAGGAAAAAACCACGGACAAGGTAAGTAAGGTAAGATACGAGAAGTACGGGCACTGCTCAGACGCTAACGACTACCTGTATTGTGAAATTTTTAAACCACAATTTAGCCGGTTTATAAGCGGGGGCATTATTAAAAAGCCTATATTTGGTAAAAGAAAAACTAAAAGAAGTTATTAATTATGGCTTTTATTGTTAAAGCGGACCTTTTAAATTATATTGATGAGTCTACTATAGACCAATTAACGGATGCTACAGATACTTATGTAGTAGAGGCAATTAAGGACGCCGAAGAGAGAATTATAGAAAAAATTAGTCCACGTTACGACATGGATATTGAGTTAAATAGAGTAGGGACGGCTAGGCAACGCTCTTTATTAAAGCACTGTATTAGCCTTACTATTTTTTATTTATTCCAAAGGCTTTACACTGATATACTGCCCGAGGGTAGAGTAGAGGCTAAAGACGAGGCCGAGAAATGGCTAGACGACGTTTATAACGGTAATTTAAACGTTACCCTAGATAAAATAGACGAAACTAACGAGCAGGGTTGGCCGCTTAGGTGGGGGTCCGATACTAAAAAAGGAGATCAAACTTGGTAAATTATGGGTATTTTTGACATTTTCAGTAACAAAAAGAACGACGAGCCAGTTAAGGAGAAATCTAAACGTATAGGAAAGAAAGTTATTAAACAGCAACTTTTTAGGTTTAATAAGCAGATAGATAACTGGAAGCTAGGTATTAATTGCTTTGAGGACGTACACCACCCGACAACGGAAACGATTATTTCAGTTTATAACGACGTAGTTATAGACGCTCACTTATCCGCAGCACTAGACAACAGGATTAGTAAAACTAGTAGTAAAGATTTTAAAATAGTCGATGAAAAAGGGGAAGAGTTGGACGAAACGGCAATTTTTCAAGCTCAATGGTTTAGAGACTTTATGCGTTATTCGTTAGAATCAAAATTCTACGGTTATAGCCTTGTTCAGTTTGGGGATAGAGTAGCGGACGGTTTTAAGATGGTTAAATTAGTGCCGAGACAATACGTTTACCCACAAAAGCAAGCGGTAAGGACTAGCCCACAAAATACAGTCGATTTAATTTCATTTGATAAAGGACAATATAAACCTTGGACTATTGGAGTAGGCAGACCGGACGACATAGGCCTATTAATGAAAGCCTCACCACTTGTGATCTATAAAAAGACGGCTTTAGGCGCTTGGTCTGAATTTACCGAGTTATTCGGCTCGCCTTTTAGATTTGGTAAGACAGATGTGAGGGACGAGGCTCTTAGAGATAATATGTACGATATGCTGGACAATATGGGGCGTAATGCTTTTGGTGTTTTTCATACAGAAGACGAGCTAGAGTATATTAAAGACAATCAAACGGACGCGCACCACGTTTTTGACGAGTTAATAGAGCGAACTAATAGCGAGCTAAGTAAGTTAATATTAGGGTCCACTATGACAATGGACGACGGTTCTAGTAGGTCGCAAAGTGAAGTACATGAAAGAACTACGGGAGCTATTGAAAAAGAGGACGCTATATTTATGTCTGAGGTCGTTAATAAACAGCTTATTCCTTGGTTAAATACTTATCATGGGTTTAACATTCAGGGAAAATGGGTATTTGACGAGACCGAGAACATGGGTAAGGTGGAGCAGTTCAAAATTGATTTAGAGCTAGTAAAAGCCGGGTTTAATGTTCCAAAGGAGTACTTTACAGAAACCTACGGAACGCCTATTGATGAGAGTATTGAGCCGGTAGAAACTACTAAAGACTTAAACAACCTACTAGAAGGGTCAAAAAAAAAAGCCTTTTCGCTAACAGCTTACGAGAATTTCATAGGCTTAGATAGCTGCGATATTTGCAACACTATTGATTTAAGCGACACGCCGGAGCCTACTTGGTCCGACGCTTTTATTAATGAGATTATTACGGGCGTTCATACAGGCCTTTACACATTACAGAACTTACCAGAGAGTTTATATTTAGAGACAGCGGACCGCTTAGTTAAGTCTATGCTAGCGGGAGTAGCTGAGTCTAAAGTTATACCTACAATAGCGGACCCGAATTTTATTAGAGCGCTTAGAGATAATGCCTACGTATTTAGTGGGGCTAAGACTTTCCAAGAAGTTAAAACAATGTCCGATTTTCTAATAGACGAAAACGGGGACTTTAGGAGCTTTGCAGACTTTAAGAAAAAAGCTGAGGCTACTTTCGACCAATTCAATAAACATTGGTTACGTACTGAAATGACTCAGGCCCACAACACAGCCGAGGCGGCTAGTAAGTGGCAACAGTTCGAGGAAGAGAAAGAAGTATTTCCAATGCTACGATATGACACGGCGGGGGATGAGCGGGTACGGTCTAGTCATAAAGCACTAGACGGGGTAATTAAACCGGTAGGGGATAAATTTTGGGACACTCACGCGGCGCCTAATGGTTGGAATTGTAGATGTGAATTACTACAGGAGAGCGAGGCGGTAGAGACACCGGACGGGGATATAGAGGCGCCTAAAGACATTCCGGAAAGTATGCAATTTAATCCAGGAAAGCAAAAGGTTTTATTTAGCCCTGAGCATCCTTATTTTGTGGTAGACGACCAATTTAGCGAGTTAAGGGATAATAATTTTAACTTACCTGAGCCGCCAAATGAGTAAAAAACTATCCCCCCAACTAAAAAAAGCCCAGGCTAAAATGAAGCTGCAAACTAAAGCTATTCTAGCCGTAGCAGCTAACGAGGCGGTTAACCACTTTAAAGCTAACTTTAAGGTAGGCGGGTTTGTAGATAGGTCAGTAGAGAAGTGGAAAAGGAGGAAAGGAAACAAGGACCCAGGGCGGGGGATTTTAATAGGTAAAGGCTCAGGACGGTTAAAGCGCTCTATTAAACGCTCAAGCCTAAGTGCTAAAAGGGCAGTGATAGGAGTAAGCGGTAGCCCTATTAAGTATGCAAGCGTTCACAACTTCGGGCTTAGGTCCGGTAGAGGTAGAGGCTTTACAATGCCACAACGGAAATTTATGGGGGAGAGTCATATGCTTAGTAAAAAAATAAGTAGACTAATCAAGCGACGTATAAAGAAAATACTTTAATTTTAGGGAATGTACAGGGCATTAATAGACGCGATAAAAGCACAAATAACGGCGGAATTACCGCAGTTTAAAACGGTAGCGCTATATAACGACCAGTTATTTAAGCAAGACGACGGCGTTATAGACTCCTTTAGGTTCCCTGCTTTGTTTATTTCATTTCCAGACGGGGCTAATTATACAGACTATACGGCGGGAGTCCAAAAGGCGGCGGATATTACAGTACGTTTTTACATAGCCGACCAGTTAACTAAGTCTAGGCTATCAATTAATAAAACGGAATTGGAAGTGTTCGACTTAAAGCAAACGGTTTTCGGCAAGTTTCAAGGGTTTAACGCTGCTAGTTTTACAGCTTTTAGCCGTATTCATGAAGAAACGGACGAGGCTAGGACTAATTACTATGTATTTATACAAGACTACAAAACAACAGTAAACGACGCGGACAATTACGTAGATCAAGGAACCGAGGTTAATTTAACACTAGATTTAACTCCCGAGGTAATAATTAACCCTTTAACGGATGGTAACATTAGGACCGCAAGGGACGTAAACGATAATTAAATTATGGCTAGAGATATAAACGTAATACAAGCGGAAATAATAGCAGCGGTACAAGCGGACCCGAATTTAACCGGATTAACTAGCCCGTCCGCGGTAGCTCTTTGGAGGTTATGGACTAGAATAATAGCGGCTAGCTTAGAAACCGAGGAGCAGCTAAACGACTTATTCAGGTTAGAGCTAGAGCAGTTAGCGCGGGAGGCGGTACCAGGTACTGCGGACTGGTTACAAAAAAGAGTTTTAGAATTTCAATACGACGCTTTAAACCCTCAAATAGTTACGGTTATTGACGGAAAAGCGACCTACTCAACGGTAGACCCATTACTTAGAATAGTTACACGGGTAGCGGTAAAAGAGCAATCGAATTTAAGGGTGTTAGTAAAAGCGGCAAAAGACGACGGCGCGGGAGGGCTAGACCCTTTAACAAACCCAGAGCTTATAGCTTTGACGGGTTATTTAGACGCTATTGGTTTCGTAGGTATTCCGATAGATACAATTTCAAGACCTGCGGACAGGGTAAGGCTAGCCTCTTTAGAGGTTTTCTACTTGAGACAACACGACGCTACAGTAGTACAAGCGGCGGTAATTTCAGCTATTGACGAATATTTAAAAAACCTTAGTGTGGATAATTTCGACGGTGTACTAGTTAGAACTGATTTTATTGATGCTATACAAGCGGTGGACGGGGTAGTTACATTAAATGACAACGGGCTAAACCCAATAGTTAGACCATTTAGCACACCGGCACCGGGCGGGGTAGCTATAACAATACAAAACGAAGTACAAGCGGGGTACGCGATTAGTGAGGACACCCCAGGTTTTACTATAGCAGACGTTATAGTTATGACACCAGACGACCAAATACCGAATATTTAAGATATGAGTATTTTTAACTTAAATTTTAACAATGTAGTAGTTGAGTACCTACCACCGGACAAACGGAAGGACGTGGAAATTTCATGGCTTACAGCTTTGTTAGCTCCATTACAGACGCTACACGACGACACTTTTTTAGTGTACCGGCCGGACGTAACAGGTAGGGCCAAGCAAAACGGACAACGTATAGTTTTAGAAAGTATTTTAAATAATGCTTTTGGGGTGCTTACGCCTCCACTTATTTACATTGATAACAGCGGTAACAACATTCTACCAGAAATATTTTTTAATGAAAGCGAGGCTTTACCGCCTACATTCTTATCTAATGAAAGCGAGGCGCAACCGCCTTTTTTCCTTCATAACGAGGGAGAGATAACTAATAACCGTAACTTTGTTGTATTCGTACCTTTAGCGGTTTACACAGTGGTAGGTGAACCGGCTATACGTGAGGAGGTAGATAGACTACGGCCTTACGCAACTTTTTACACAATACAAACTTATTAACATGGTAAATTTAAAAACTAAAAGCTCGAAATTTATTTCCCTTAGTGGTGAAATGGAGCCGGGCGGCGCTCCGATATTTGCGGACGACATTATTAGAGTACAGGAAAACGACCAGGCGGACATATTAAACTTTTTCGAGTCTAGTAGGCGTTTATTACCTGAGCTATTAACATGGAACGGTGCAGCACTTAGTAAACAATTTGAAAACGGTTTAATCCTTAGCGGGTTAGAGTATGACAATACCGACCCGGCTAACCCAGTAGTTAGCGAGGGTTATATACTTTCGGGGGGCGAGGTTTGCTATTATCCTGGGGGAGTTATAGCTACAGGCTTAATAAATAGGGGCTTACTTTATTTATTTAAAGGCGCCTCTGTTAATACTGCTAGAACTTTTAACGTAGGAGGCAGTAAGGACATTTTAGTTACTCATAATATTACGGTAGAGGTGGGAGAAGTAACGGGTAATGGTTTAGAATTGCAAGCGGGTACAGCTATAACAGCAACGGACGAGGTAGTAGTTTTAGGCATTGGAATAGCGGGGGATTTTTTAGGGGAGGAGTATTTTACTACTAGAGCAGCGAACAAGATTAATGAGATAGGCAAAGAATTAGCTCACGGCCCATGGACTTCTATTACTTCCTCTTATCCTTTTGGGTCTGACTTAGGTTATTGTGTTTCCAGATTAAGAACGGACGGCACCACAGAAATAAGAGGCTCTTTGTCAATAGACACCACTTTATTAAGTGCGGGCGTGGAAATAATAGGGAGTTTTGGCGCGGGGGCTAGTAATTTTACCGCTAACACAATCCCTTCCACTTCTCAACACACTACTACGCTTAACCACTCTACTTTGAGGGCTATATTCACTTTCGGGGGTACTATTCGATTGTTGGAGCCTGCGGGAACGTGGAGCGTTTATAACAACGACACGCTAGAGCTTGTTTTTAATGAGATTGTAAACGGGACAAAACTAGCGCCTTTAGAATATACTTACGACAAAGATTTTCTAAATATTACTTAACTTTATCCGGGTTATGTTCAAAATAGAAATCTAGTATTTCACGTAAAAGGGAAGCGGTATTCGTTTCCTTTTTCTTTTTAAGGCGCTCGAATAACATTCTACGCCGTCCATGTACCCAGGTTTTAACTTCTATTTTTATGCTCATATCTTTAAAAGTTGGTCTATTTTGGTCTAAGATAATACAAAAACACCTAAAACACCCCCCAAATACCCTTAATTTAGCTATTAAGTGGAAAATTTCGACTATATAACTAATTTTATGGACGGCCGGAAAACGGCTAGAATGTCTATTCGTAGACCCATTAACCGCGACGGCGCCCAAGGTATTAACGGGGACGACTTTGCTAGGGAAATGGAGTTTTTAGCAGCTCAAGGAGTTGAGGAGGTTATTATAGATATTAATAGTGTAGGCGGCTCAATTAAAGAGGGGTTTAGCATTTTCTCAGCTATTAAAGACGCTCCATTTAAGACTGTTACCAGAGTAGTAGGGATAGCGGCTAGTATGGCCGGGATTATTTCACAGGCGGGCGACCACCGTATTATTTTAGATTATGGTATTTTCCACGCTCACGGACCACAAGTTCCAAAGGGTAAGAAGGTAGAGGCGAGTTTATTAAATACTATGCTAGGTAGTTTAAAGACTATGATAGCAACTAGAACAGCATTACCAGAGAATAAGATTACTGAAATGTTAAGCAAAGAGACCGTTTTAACAGCTTTAGAGGCTACGGAGATGGGTTTCTTTGATGAGATAGAACGAACAAAAGGCATAAAGCCCGCGTTAATAGTTTCTAATAGTGTAGACGCGCTTTTTGAAATGGCAAACGAGTATATAAATAATAACGATAAAATGGATAAATTAAACAAATTTTTAGAGTTAGAAAATGCAACCGAGGACGAGCTTTTAACAAAGGTAACGGAGTTAAAAAACGAGTCTTTAAAAGTTGATGAGCTAACAAATGAGGCAGCGGAAAACGCTACTAAAATCGAAACCCTTAGTAATGAGGTAGGCGAGAAGGTTTTAGAATTAGAAGCAAACGCGACTAAATTAACCGAATTGGAAAACGAGGTTAAATCTTTAAAATCTTTAGCGGCTACGGAATTAGTAGAAAACGCTATTAAGGCGGGTAAAATTTCCGAGGAGTCTAAAGATACTTGGTTAACTCAAGCTACTAACGACATGGAAAACGCTAAGGTTTTGTTAAGCGGTATCACTAACACGGCTCGGAAGGGTTGGACAAGATGAGAAATGAGAATCCGGAGAAATTCGAGGAGTTATTAAACGAGTACACTAAATAATAATATTAATATTTTAAATTTTACACAATGGCAGAACAAATAATTAAGCTGTTTAGCAAAGAACTACAGGAAAACCTTTTTCCTAAAAACGCATACTATAAGCAGTCTAAAGTAGATGGTGGTATAGGCGCAAAATTTGGAAGCGTTGAGGTGCCTCAAGCAGGATCTACACCTTCAATAATCGTTAACCCTTCTTCTTTTCCTTTAACTCCCTCTCAAAGAGTTGACGACGTTAAAAGTTACAATGTTGATTTATACGCTACTGACCCAATTCATATTGAGGACGTAAACGAGATAGTTACAAACTACTCTAAAAGGTCGGATATTATCAAAGATCATGTAATGAGTCTTAACTCTAGGGTAGCGGACGAGATCGGCGTAGCGTGGGCACCAGTGGCAGCAAGTCAAAAAATATTCACTACAGGAGTAGCAGACGGTACGGCTTTAGCTCCAGGAGCTACAGGTACTAGAAACGCAATGGTTAGGAATGACTGGGCGGATTTAGCGACTAGATTTGACATTGACGACGTAGCGGAAGGCTCGAAAAACGCATTAGTAGACGCTAGGCTTTACGCTCAGTTGTTGAAAATTGACTCTTTTGTAAATTTCGATTATGTTAACAGAAAGCCAACGGTAGACGGTCAAATAGGTGAGATTTTCGGAATTAAGATTTTTAAAAGAAGCCGCTCAGTTTATTACGATGGTTCAAATGCTAAAAAAGCAGTAGGAGCAGCAACGGCGGTAACTGATAACTTGAGTGTTTTAGCTTGGGGGGATAGATACGTAAGACGTGCGGAAGGTACGGTTAAAGTTTATGCTAATATCGACGACCCACAGTTTTTAGGCTCAATCTTTAACGCGTCTGTTAGAGCGGGTGGAACTTCGGGAAGGACAGATGAAAAAGGAGTTTACGCTTTAATCCAAGCTTAACAGTGGATAAGTTAGAGAAAATAGCTAAAAAGTATTTCAACAGGTCGGAGGTCGTTTTTATGACCTCCGACGGGTTGGCTTTTTTAGATATTAATTTCGCGAAACGCCACGCACTCAAAAACGGCTTAGTATTAAAAGAATATAAGAAACCTAAAAAAGCTAAAAAATAATGGCACTAAATAAGGTTATATTTAACGTAAACACGGCCGGCTTAGGCACTCCTTTACCGAGTAAGGACCATATAAGCGGAATTGTGTATTACAACAACACTCTACCGAGTGGTTTCGCGGTTTCCGACCGTATTAAAACTGTATTCAGTTTAGCAGGCGCGGAAGCTTTAGGAATTATAGAGGGTAGCGCGGCACATGGTACCGAATGGTACCACATTAGAGAATTTTTCGAGAAGCAACCAGACGGCGAGCTTTGGATAGGTTATTTTGCGGTACCAGTAGGAGCGCCGGACTTTTTAGAGGTTAAAACTATGCAAGACACGGCCCTAGGAACTATTAGACAAGTAGGCGTTTATTTTGTAGCTGCGGCTTTTGTCGATGCTCAAGTAAGTGCATTACAAGCGGTAGCTACCACTTTAAAAGCTGAGTCTAAACCACTTCAATTATTGTACGGTCCAGACATTAGCGGAACTAGTGACTTATCTACTTTGTCAGATCAAACGCTTTTAACAGCGCCTAATGTTTCGGTATGTATCGGACAGGATGGGGCGGGAAAAGGAGCGGCTTTGTTTATTTCAACAGGTGATTCGATTACAGATTTAGGGGCAAAACTTGGAGCGGTTTCCGCTGCAAACGTTAACGAGTCAATTAGTTATTACGAAAAGTTCCCAATGGTAACAGACGGGACCGAGTTTGACGTTGCTCATTTTGCAAACGGCGACGCTGTAGCATTAGCCGCCACAGCACTAGTTGAGGCAATCGACGACAAAGGTTATTTATTCATGGTTAAAGAGGTTGGATTTTCTAACACTTTTAACAATGACTCGTACACCTCGGTAGCGATTACTAACGACCTTTCGACTATTGAGAATAACAGAACAATTGATAAAGCTACTAGAAACCTGCGTATATCTATTGTTCCTAAATTAGGTAGCCCTTTGAGGGTTAATGCAGACGGTACACTTAGAGAGGACACTATTAAGACTTTCAAAGCTTTAGCAGACCGAGAACTTTCCAGTATGGAGGGCGCGGGAGAGTTAAGCGCTTACGAGGTTATTATTAACGCTAATCAAGACGTGGTTACTAGCGGGCAGTTAGAAATGACGGTTAAATTAGTACCGGTAGGAGTGGCTAGGGAAATTATTATTAACATTGGATTTGTTCCAAATATATAAAATAAGATATGCCAGATAACACACCATTAGTAAACGGACAAGCATACGCATACGCGGATATAGTTGTAACGGTTTTGGGTTCGCCCTTAGCCGGTATTACTTCTATTAAGTACTCAGACACGCAAGAAATTACAGAAAACTATGGACAGGGGAGGTTTCCAGTGTCTAGGGGTTTAGGTAAAATTGAAAGCGAGGCGACTATGACAATAGACCGGGCGGAATTAAACGCCTTAATAGCAGCGTCAACAGGTAACAGGCTGCAAAATATCGGCGAGTTTGATATTACAGTAAGTTACGTACCTAGCGCGAGCGCTCCGGTAACGGACATAATTAGAAATTGTAGATTTAAGAACACGCCAAGCGGCGGCGACGAGGGTGATAGCTCAGTTATGGCCGAGCTAGAGCTAGCGGTATCCCATATTAATTGGGCGACATAAAACTATTTTTTTTTCATACTTTAAATAGTATTTTGTTTTAAGGTTTAAACCCTGGGCTTAAAGTCCGGGGTTTTTTGCTATCTTTGGTTAAACTAAAAAACATTTATATTATGGCAAAAGTAAACGAAAAAGAATTAAAAGAGAAGTACGGAAAAGTTTTTAAATTAGACATTCCAACGGATAACGGGGAAAAAGTTCTTTATTTAAGGAAAATCGACCGGTTAACCTATAAGGCGGCTATGTCAATGATGGAAAAGGACGAACTAGAGGCCTCGGCTATGATTCTAAGGGCTTTAACAGTTCACGGAGATGCTGAGGAAATTATTAACGAATTTGACGACTTGAGAGTAGCGGGGTCTTTACTAGTTGAGGTAATCGGCACCAGGACGGGAAACGTAGCAGTGCTTTAAGAGCACTAGAAAAAACGGATTTATCAACAGCTAACAAGGTGGGCGGGTTAGATGTATCTAACTTTTATGACGCTAGCCTTAAAGAGTATAGCATTGATAACGACGAGGGCGCCCAATGGGACGCGCTTATTAGGTACCATTTCAAGACCGACCCGACTAACCTAGAGGACGAGCCTTATTTTAAGCTTTGCGCTCAATTAGAGTGGGTTATTAGGCAGGAAAACGAGAAGTACAAAAACTAGGACTAAAGGGGCTAATCTAAGCCCCTTTTTTTTATCTTTAAGGTTATGGCAGAAAAGACCACCTATGTAATTGAGTTAAACGATAAACTCAGCCCAGGATTAAAAAAAGCCACGGCTAAGGCGTTAGGTCTAGATAAAGCTATGGGGGGCGTAGGTAAAAAGGCTAAAAAGTCTAGTGGTGGCATTAATACTCTAGGTACAAGCATAAAAGGGCTAGTAGGCCCGTTAGCTTTAGCGGCTGCGGGAATGAAAGCTTTCCAGTTTGCTAGCGAGTCTATAGCGGCGGCTAGAAAATTCGAGAGTTTAACTAATGCTATTAACTTTGCTAGTGGCTCCATTGAGGAGGGCGCTAAGACAATGGACTTTTTAAGGCAAAGGTCAAGACTATTAGGGACTGATTTACTAGCGAGTACAGAGGGGTTTAAAACTTTATCCGCTGCTATGTTAGGTAGTAGTTTAGAGGGGCAGGCGACTAAGGATATTTTCGACGGGGTACAGGTTGCAGCTAGCGCTATGGGGTTAAGTAGCGACCAAGCTAAAGGGACATTCTTAGCCCTCGGGCAAATAATGGGTAAAGGCAAGGTACAAGCGGAGGAGCTTAGGGGGCAAATTGGGGAGCGTATCCCTGGGGCGTTCAATATAGCAGCTAGGGCTATGGGTGTAACTACTCAAAAGCTCGATAAAATGTTAGAACAGGGCCAGTTATTAGCTGAGGACTTTTTACCTAAATTTTCTAACGAATTAAAAAAGACTTTCGGAAAAGCTTTACCAACAGCGGCGGAAAGCGCACAAGCTAAATTCAACAGGTTTAATAATACTATGTTAGAGTTAAAGCTCACGCTAGGAAACGCTTTAATGCCTGTTATAAATAGAACAATGACAGCTTTCAAGACCTTGATTAACTTCTTAAAAACTAACTCCGGCGTTATAATGTCGGAAATTATTAATCCAATAAAAAGCGCCTTTTTAGAGGTGCGAGATATTTATTTAGTAGTGTTTCAAGAACTAGCTAGCGCTTTAGGTTTCGCGGGAGACTCTACAGCCGCGTTTATCAAGACCATGCAAATACTAGGAAAAGTAGTTAAATTTACTTTAGGTGTTGTAAAACTACAAATCAAAGTAGTCGCTACTTTATTTAGGGTGTTAATTAAAGCTTTCTCGGGTATATTCCAATTTTTAACTAGTCCAATAGAGACAGCTAAAACAGCCCTTTTAAAGTTTGCAAATTTCTTTACTGGGATTTTCTCAGGAATAAAAGGAGTTGTGCAAGGCGTGTTAGATTTTGACATTAATAAAATAAAAGAGGGCTTAAAGACAATTAAAGAGGAGGGTTTAAAAGCAGCGGTAAAAATAAAGCAAAAAGTAGAAGGTTTTGTATTTAAAGCTCCGGAAACTTTAAGCGCGGGAGTTAAAAAAGATAGAGATTTTAGCGATGTATTAAAGCAATCCACAGGAGGAGCGGCGGGAGGTAGTGCAGCGGCGGGAGCTTTAGCCGGTAAAAAATCCACCTCTTTAACAGGAGTTAAAAGCGGACGGCCTACACATATCAACATAGACATAGGTAAGTTAATAGAAAACTTTAACATAACTACGCAGAACATGGAGGAGACTACTAGCAAGGTAGGCGACAAAATTAGCCAAGTACTACTTAGCGCGGTTAATAATGTAAATAACATAGCTCAATAATGCCAGCACACGAGAAAAAAATAACCGGTAAGTTTACGCCTATAGATTCCGAGATAGTTTTAAAAGGTTTCGGCTCTCAAGCTTTGAAGACTGTGTTTTACAGTACGGCACTTAGTAAAGAGAGTGAGGACGAAAACGCGGGACCGGAAACTAGTTACTTAGGTACTCCGGTATTTGCTAATATTGAGTTAATCCCTGGGGAATATACAGATAAAGACGGGGAAAAAATACCATACGGCGAGATACTAAAGAACTCAGACAACGGGCAGACGTTTAGGATTGATACGGTTTTAATCGACGTAAGCGCAACAAAGCAAATAATTAAAACTAATATCCAAGGTGTTAGAGGGTCGGTTAAGGAGTATATTAGCCAGGGGGATTATCAATTGAAATTTAGAGGGGCTTTGGTGGATGAAAACGGCCGGCGTTATCCAGAGGAGCAGGCGCTACAGTTAAAAGAGTATTTAGAAGCTGAGACCACTATAGGGATAGCGTCTAGGTTTTTAAATGATATTTTTGATGTTAGCGAGATAGTAATAGAGGACTTTAACTTTCCGCAGGTGGAAGGTTTTCAAAATATGTGCTTTTTTGAGTTCACAGCGGTAAGCGACGACCCAATAGAATTAACTGTGATTAGTGGATAGGCTAGACAGTAAAATAGAACTAAGCGGGCAGGTGTTTACCTTCTCAACTGAGGTTTCAATAGATTCTAGTTATGACAACTTAACAGATAAAGCTCGCGTAGTAATACCTAAAAAAATAAGGTATTCAAAAGAGGACGGCACCACGGTAGACAGTATTACCAGGGGCGACAATCCACTATTTAATATAGGTGACGAGGCTAAAATTTCGGTAGGTTATAACGGTGGATTAGCTCAGGTTTTCCAGGGGTTTATTTCCGGTATAGGTCAAAAATTCCCCATTAGCTTTAAACTAGAGGACGAGATTTACAAGTTAAAAAAAGACAGTCTTACTTTAAGTTTTGAAAATCCAAAGTTAAGCGATTTACTAGCGGCTATTATGCCTACGGGTATAGTTTACGAAGTAACAGCCGAGCAAAATCTAGGACAATTTAGAATTAACAACAGTACAGCGGCGGCGGTTTTAGACGAACTAAGGAAAAAGCACGGTATATTTAGCTTTTTCCGCGACGGGGTTTTATATGTAGGGTTATCAATTAACCCGGATTTACAAAGCACTCATAAATTTGAGTTTAACACGCCTAACCTAATTAACGGGGATAGCCTTAGTTATATCGACGCTACAGAACGTAAAATAAAAGTAGTAGCTAAGTCAATACAAAACGACAATTCAACACTAGAGGCAACGGCGGGGGATGTTTCGGGAGAGACTAGGACGCTATATTTTAATAACTACACATTACAAGCATTACAAGATACGGCGGACAGGTTGGTAGACGAGCTAAAATATAGCGGTTACGACGGCTCTTTTACTATCTTTGCTACTCCGGCGGTAAAGCATGGGGACGTAGTAGAGTTAATTAATAAGACAATCCCAGAGCAAAACGGCGGCTATTTAGTTACTAGAGTGGTTACGCGTTTCGGGTGGAGTATTGGAGGACGTCAAGACATTTATATTAAACAAAAGATTTACGATTTAGACGCGGATGGTAATCAAATACCTATAACTAGCTAAAAAATGGCAAAAGACACGCAAGACATAGGGGATTTAATACGTAAGTTAGTAGAGAATAACGAGGAGGTTTATAGCCTACCTTGTACAGTTGTTAAGGTTTCCGGCGAGGTGGCCGAGCTCGCGCCCTTGAATGGCGACGCGAATATTTTCGGGGTTAAGCTAATAGCGGGAACCTCAACAAGCCCTTTACTAATAACGCCTACTAAAGACTCGGTAGTTATTGCTACCTTTTTATCTAAAGACACCGCTTACATAGCTTTATGCTCCGAAATTGACAGCGTAGCGATACGAGGGGACCAATACGGCGGCTTAATTAAAGTAGAGGACTTAGTTAGTAAAATTAATGGGCTAGAGAATAAAGTAAATGCTTTAATAGCCAAATTTAATGCTCATACACACATAACTACGGCTACCGTATTAGTCGGCTCTCCTGGGGTAATATCCCCGACCTTAACCCCTGAGACTCCCATAGCTCCAATAACTTTGAAGTCTGATTTAGAAAATACTAAAGTAAAACACGGCTAGCGTTAAATACTTGGTCTATTCCTAAAAGTACGCCCGTTAATTTAGTATTTTTACTACATGGCAGCCCAGGACATAAAACTAGAGGACAACGATTTATTTATAGACTCTAATACGGGGGATTTTGCTATAACTCAAAGCGATACACAGCACGTACAAGATATAATTAATTCCTGGGTAGGATGGTGGAAGGAATTTCCGACGTTAGGCGTGGGAATTTCCCAATACTTAGGGCGCTCGGGAGGTATTCAGTTAACTAAGCGGGCTATTATGGTACACTTAAAAAGCGACGGTTATAGAGCGGATAAAATAGCGGTAGACGGTAGTAATGTATATGTAACAGGGGATAGAATTAAAAGGGTGCCATGAGTACATACATAACCATACAAAGCCAGACTATTTGGGATTTAAGTATTCAGTTATACGGCGACACCTCAAACGCGGTTAAGATAATTAGCGACAACCCTAATTTAAGTAATTTAGGTAAGTTAATACCTCCGGGGACAGTTATAGAATTTACAGCCCCCACAGGTAACACAATTACCACTTTTTTAAGTGATAGGCAAACGGATACAACTACAGGAACGGGCAACCCTTTACAGGGTAGCGGATTTTCTGAGGGCTTTACAATAAACGGACATAATTAAGATATGGGAATTATAAAAAACACAGTAGATTTAGAGGCGCAAGCGGACTCAACTTTACCGGATAACACAACGCAATTAATTAGCCCACAAGACAGCCGGGAAATGGCTAAAAATAACGCGGTTAGTGCTTATAATAAAATAACAGATTCAGCACTAGTCGGCTTAAAAGCTCATTCAGTCCTACCGACTTACGAAAGTGGACAAGGGACAGTTAACGCGGGAAACATTTATATTAGTAATAAAATCACAGGGCCGGGCGCTTTTACTCCGGCGGATTGGGATATTTACTCAGCTTTTCCGGAAGCTCCAAACGACGGGACTCAATACACGCGTAAAAATTTAGGTTGGGAGGCTGCTACAGGCGGAAACACGATCTTCACGGGTGGCACAATGGCAGCGGATAGCACTATTGCAATGGCTAATAAGAAAGTTACTTTTTCAGGCGGCAACTTAGACCAAACGAACAGCGCGGTAATAAACAC